CGCCGACGAGGCGGGCTTCGATCAGTGCATCTACGTGGAACCACTGCGCAATCCGTTCGCGGCGAAGTGCGACCCCGCGGCGGTGAAGATCGATCGCAGCGATGCGCGTTACTGGTTCGTTGAAACATGGATTGCGAAGTCAGACTTCGAGCGTCAGTATCCCAAAGCCGACCTCAAGAATTTCGAGAATGACAGCCGGTCCAAGGACTGGACCGATAAGGACAGCGTGCGCATTGCGGAGTATTGGTACAAGGAGCCGGTGAAGCGCACGTTGCTTGCGCTTTCGAGCGGCCAAACGGTGTGGCAGGACGAGAGCGATATGGCGGCGCTCGCGGCAGCCGGCGACCAAGTACTGAAAACGCGCGAAGTCGATTCGCACAAGGTGTATTCACGCCTGACCAATGGCGCGGAATGGCTAACGGAGCCGGCTGAGTTCGCGTCCAAGTTCATCCCGATCATTCCAGTGTTTGGCAACATCGCGAGCCTTGACGACGAGGACTATTGGTTCGGGTTGGTGCGGCCATCGAAGGATCAGCAGCGGCTGCACAATGTGCATCGTACGGCGATGGTTGAGGCAATCGCCAAATCGCCGAAAGCGCCGTTCATCCTGAAGCTCAAATGGATCAAGGGGCTTGAGGCGTTCTGGAAACGGGCGAACAGCGAGGATTATCCGTATCTGCCGGTCAATGACGATGCGGACGGCATGCCGGAGCGCGCCAAGCAGGCCGAAGTTCCTGCCGCTCTGATTCAGGCGGCCGGGATGGACAATGACGACATCAAGGCCGGCACTGGCATCTATGACCCGAGCCTTGGCGCACAGTCGCAGGAGACTTCAGGCATCGCGATCCAGCGACGCCAGAATCAGTCGCAGGTTTCGACGTTCAACTACGCCGACAACCTCGCGTACGCAATCCGGCATGAGTACGAAATCCTGATCGACATGATACCGAAGGTGTACGACACGCCTCGGGTCGTGCGGATTCTCGGGCAGGACGGCGCGGCGCAGTGGAAGCAGCTTTATCAGACCGTGCAAGACCCGCAGACCGGCCAAGCCAGCGTCGTCAACGACATCAGCAAGGGCAAATATGACGTGACGGTAACGGTCGGCCCGAGCTTTGCCACGCAGCGCATGGAAGCGGTGCAGGCGTTCGCGCAGCTTGCGGGCCAGATCGGCGGCAGCTTCCCGCCGCTGGCGGAACTGTTGGCCTATCAAGTCGTGAAGAATCTGGACTTGCCGGGCAATGATGACGTTGCCGACGCAGTGCGCCGCATCCTCGTCAACCAAGGGTTACTGCAACCCGAAGAGGGCGATCAGCCGCCACAGAATCAGCAGCCCAACCCGATGCAGCAGGCGCAGGCCATGACGGAGCAGGCCAAGGCGCACTTGACGATGGCGCAGGCCGCCAAGGCGCAAGCAGAGGCGCAAGTAGTCCTACCCAAGGCGCATGCCGAGATCGAGAAGGACCTGGCGACGGCCGGTCATCAGCATGCGGATGATGCGCTGGCGATGTTCCATCCGCAGGCGCAGCCGCCCCCGCCGCAAGGCTACAACGTACAAGGTTTATAGGCCGCCCGAGAGGCGGTTTTTTAATGCCCATACGCCGGGGCTATTCGGCGAACCCGAGAGGATGACATGAGCGAAACCGAGGGCCAGACGGCCAGCGGCGCCGAAGTGCGCCCGCAAGAAACGCAAGCCGAAGCACAGCCCCCGCGCAATGACGCGGAAGCCGCGCAGCAGGAACAGGCGAAAGCTGAAACCGAAACGCAGAAGAAACCGGAACCCAAACCGGAAGAAAAGCCCAAGCGCAATCGTACGGGCGAATACATCCATCGGTTGCAGTCGCGCGTCAACGAACTGACCGCGGCGCTGGAAGCGCAGAAAAACCCAACGAAGGCGCCCGACGCGCCGACGTTCGAGCAATCCAATTTTGACCCGGCTGCTTATGCAGAGGCCCGCGCCCAATGGGCCGCGCAAACGGCAGTCGACACGTACAAGCAGCAACAGCAGCAACAGAACGTGCAGCGTCAGATGCAGGAAATCACCGACGGCTACAACGCCAAGCTCGGTGAATTCACTGCGGCTCACCCGGACTTCGCCCAGAAGGTGCAGGCGATTCCGTACCAGCCGTCCGACGCTGTGCAGTTCGCGATCATGGCCCACGAAAAGGGGCCGGAAATCGCCTACGCCATCGCCAACGATGACGACCTCGCGTTCCAACTTGCGTCGATACAGCCGCACCTCGCGGCTGCCGCAGTGGACCGGATCGCATCGCGCCTCGCGGCAGCGCCTGAAGCGCCGCAACCAACCCAACCCGTAGTCAACACGAAGCCCGTTTCCAACGCGCCCCCGCCAGTCCAGACCGTGAGCGGCAAAACCCCGTCGGCAACCCCGCCGGAAAAGCTCACGGATGACCAGTGGTGGGCGCGCCGTAGGAAGCAGGCGTCCTGAATAGGAAACCCAATCCATGAGTAACGCCATCCTTACCCACCAGATGCTCGCCCGCGAAGCTGCGGCGATGCTGCTGGAAGAAGACAACCTCATCCCGAACATCAACACCGGCTATGACGGCGAATTTACCTCCGTCAACGGCTACAAGAAGGGCGCAACCATCGACATCGGAGTGCCGCCCGTTCCGGTGACCTGGACCGGTTCGACGTTCGTGGACAACGACGTCGCAGAGTCGAAGGTCACACTGACTCTCGACACCCAGATCGGCGCCGGCTTGAAGTTCACAGCCGTCGAAAAGGCGTTGGACCTCGCGCAGTTCAAGCAGCGCTTCTTGCGTCCGACCATCAACAGCGTGCGCTCGCAGGTGCGTTCCGTCCTGCTTGCCCGGATGGCGCAGGGCGCAGGCGGCATGGTCGGAACCAGCGGCACCGCTCCATCCGCCCGTGCGGTGTATGCGTCGGCCCAGACCCAGCTTGACCGGTTCCTGGCCCCGAGCGGCGACCGCCATATCCTGTTCTCGTCCGACGCCAATGCGGCCTTGCAGGACACGAACAGTTCCCTGTTCAACCCGCAGTCCGGTATCGCTAAGGAACACACGAGCGGCTATGTCGGCGACTACGCCAGCTTCGACTTCGCGGTCGATCAGTCGCTGCCGTTGCAGATCGGCGGCGGCACGGGCTACCTCGTGAACGGGGCCGCGCAGTCTGGCTCCAGCCTGACCGTCGATACCGGGACCGGTGCGCTCAAGAAGGGCGCGATCTTCACGATCGCTGGTGTCTATTCGGTGCATCCGATTACGGGCATTTCTACCGGGCAACTCCGGCAGTTCGTGGTCACCGCCGACTATGCCGGTGGGGCTGGCAGCATCCCGATCTATCCGGCGATCACCCCGACCACTTCCAGCGTGATCGGCACCGTGGCGCAGGCTCCGGCCGACAACGCGGCGATCACCATGAAGGACACGGCGGCATCGCCCGGTGCGCGGCAGAACCTCGCGTTCCACAAGGATGCCTTTGTGGCCGCGTTCGCTCCGTTGCCGGTGCTCGCATCGACCGAGGGCTACACCGCGACCGCTGGCAACGTCAGCGTGCGTGTGGCGACATTCGGTGATGGCGCGAACGACATCGAGCGTACCCGCGTGGATGTGCTGTTGGGTTCGTGCGTGGTGCGTCCGGACCACATCTGCCGCATCACCGAGTAATCGCTGCATCGCTGAACCTTGGGGCGCCTTCGGGCGCCCCTTTCTTTGAGGTAATCCATGACGCAAGCCATAGACATCATCCGCGCCGCGCTACAGCACTCGCGTGTCGTGGATGCCGCTGCCGCGTTGGACGAAAACGACACGGCGGACGCGATCAAGTCACTGAACGCGATGATGCGGGCATGGGAAGCGGACGGGATTTCGCTCGGTTGGAGCGATGTCGTGGCCGCAACCGATGCCATGCCAACGCCGCCCGAGGCCGACGAGGCCATCGGCTACAACCTCGCCATCCGCCTTGCATCGCGATTCGGCGTGCAGGTTGGGGCCGACGTGGTTTCGCTGGCATCGTCGGGCGTGTCGTTGCTGCGGGCGCTCACAGCATCTTCGGACTATTCCCGCTGCAGCTACGGCGATCTTCCGGCCGGCAATGCGCAGCGCACGGGTAGTTGGCGCGAGTTCCTGTACCGATGAGCCAGTGGCAGCCGTTCCCCATTGTCGGCGGAAGCTACAAGGACGACACCCGGCCGTGGAGCGTGCAAGACACCGTCAACATGATTCC